AAAAGCTCTTATTGAAGCTATTAAAGAAAAAATAGTTAAAACTGTTGAAGGCGTTATTAATAAAGTCAAGAGCGCTATAGAAAATTTTGATCCAGGTCAAATTGTAAGCCAAATCCAAACTTTTGTAAGAAATGGTATAGGGAGAAGAATCACTAAATTAAAAGAGCGAATTGCTTCTACTTTCACAAAAGAAAACATGGAAAAAATCTTAGGAAAGGTTAGAGGACTTATTGATTATGCTGTAGGTTTATTTGAAAACCCAAACATAGAAGAAATTCAGTTTTTGATTATGAGGTTATGCGGCTTTGCTTCTGGAATAGAAGGTTTAATTAATTCTTTAAAAAATCCATTAGATGATTTTGCTGACAATTTTCAGAACATAGCGAGAAACCTTGAATTAGCCGGAAATAGAGTAACTGGTAGAGTAGTTGACGCCGGAGGTATAAGATTTCCTCCTGAGACCGCCGCTCCTATAATAAATAATGAAAGAATTAGATGGGAATTAGCTGGAGATGTACCTCCTATAAATGATGACGAAAGAAGAGACTTACCTTCTTGGCAGACGTTATTAGATGGTGGAAGTGAATATATCGACATTATAGGAGCTAGATGGGTAACACATCCACTTATGAGACCAAACAACGAAGGCTGGGATAGAATGGATCCTGATTTTAGATGTTTATTAATGAGATTAATAAAAGATGCTAAAAACACTGGCCTTGTTAGTGGTAAGGTTTTTTTAAATAGTGGATATAGAAATAATGCTTATAATGAATTTGTAGGTGGGGCAAATGGATCTAACCATACTAGATTTATAGCCGCAGATATATCATGGTCTGGAGGAAGATACGGAAGCTCTAGCAATAGGGAAGCATTAATAGAAATGGCACAAATGGCTAGAAGAAAAGGCATAACTGGAAGAGGGTTTTATCCTGGCTTTATTCACTTAGCTATGAGTCGAGAAAACTTTACAAGAAGAGGCGATATATCGGTTTCCTAATATGGTAGTAAATTTATTAACACCAAAATCTAAAAAGATTACTATACACACTGATTTCAAGAAAAATCTTGAAGTCAGCCCGGTGTCGTCTGATATTACAGTACTTAAAGATGAAGATGCTGTAAAAGAGTCAATTAAGAATCTTATTCTTACTGATCGAGGCGAAAGGCTTATGCAACCGACTATTGGTGGAAACATCAGAGCTATGTTATTTGAAAATATTACGCCTAGTATTATAACACTTATAGAAGAACAAGTAAGAACCACTATAAACTTATACGAGCCGAGAGCAGAACTCATAGATGTTATCGTTACTTCTAATATTGATGATAACATTGTAAGGATAAAAGTTATATTTTACGTCAGAAACAATCAACAGCCAATATCAGTTGATGTATTTCTAGAGAGGACTAGATAAAAATGGCTAAGCTAAATATTTCGGAATTAGATTTCGATTCAATCAAAGCCCAACTCAAAGATTATTTGAGAAATCAGACGCAGTTCAAAGATTATAACTTTGAAGGCTCAAATATGAGTGTCCTCTTAGATGTTTTGGCATATAACACTTTTCAGAATAACTTCTATACTAACATGGCTATTAATGAGATGTTTCTTGATTCAGCCGTATTAAGAAACTCTATTGTATCTCACGCGAAAGAATTAAACTACTTACCAAGATCTAGAAAATCTGCTCGAGCTGTTGTAAGAGTAACAATACAAGATAACACGATTTCTGGACAGACAGTAACTATTCCTCAATATTCTATTTTTACTTCTAATTATTTAGGCCAAAACTTTGAATTTGTTACTGATAAAACTTACGTTGCTCGTAAAACTGCGCCTGGCATATTTGTCGCAGATAATGTTGAAATATTCGAAGGAGTTATGCTAGCGACTTTCGAAAGAGAAGGTTATTTTGTTGATGAAAATGGTATCCTAAGAGTTATTCTTAGTAACGAAGACGCAGACGTGGATTCACTTGCGGTGTTCGTTGACGCTGAAGCAACTGAAGATCAAAACGTATTCATTCGCAAAAACGACATCTTTGGTGTTGGTCCACTCGACAAAGTATTTTATGTTGAACCTTATATTGATGGTAGATACACTATATACTTTGGCAATAACGTTTTTGGTTTCCAACCTCAGGAATTCGAAGATATTCGTGTAAGATATAGAGTTACAAGTGGTCCTGAAGGAAATGGAGCTTTCTCTTTTTCAACAGAACCGCAACAAGCTTCTACAAAAATTACAGTACAAACTATCCAAGCTGCAACTGGCGGGCAAGACAGAGAAACTCTTGAGAGCATTCGCTACTTTGCCCCAAAATCTATTCAAATCCAAGAAAGAGCTATTACTACAAATGATTATGAAATTCTTCTTAAGCAGCGTTTTCCAGAAATCCGGGCTGTATCAGCTTATGGTGGAGAAGAACTAGATCCTCCAAAGTTTGGTAAAGTTGCTATTTCTGTTTACCTCGGAGAAGGAAGAGAAGGTTTATCTAATACTTTAGCGAGTGCTTATATTGATTACCTTAAAGAAAAGAGTCCATTAGGAATTGAACCTATTTTCGTTGATTCAGAATTCTTGTATGCTTGTCTTAACATTGAAATTAATATTAATCAAAAAATAACTACAAAGTCTCCGGCTGAAATAGAAACTCTAGTGAGAGACGCTATTAGAGAGTATGTAACTGATAACCTTGATGATTTCGATACGACTTTAAGATTATCTAAATTGTCAGCTGCTATCGATAGTACAGACATATCAATCATAAGTGACAGCATATACGCCAACCCATATATTGAGTATTCTCCAGATTTAAATGTTAATCTGAATCCTTCTTTCAAGTTTTATGCTCAATTAATTAAACCATATCCATTCAAAGAGTCTAACGGTTTCGAAGATTATAAGCCATCTGTTAAAAGTAGTGTTTTCACATATAACAACGTTTCCTCTTATCTACAAGACGATGGTCTTGGTAAAATTCAAGTCGTTACTTCAGATATTACAAACCCGCAGGTTGTTAACCCAAACATAGGTAGTGTTGATTACGCAACAGGAGAAATCAACTTAGTTAATTTCAAAACTGGAGGATACACTGGCTCTGGTATTAAAATCATGGTGACAACAAAGAAAGATGACATCACTTCACCAAGTGGTAGAATATTCTTTATCAAAGATTCAGACATTACTATTAATATTATAAGCTCAAAGGCGTAATTCTATGGCGGAAATTGAAAAGTATATAGCTTTTAAAATTCAGCAACAGTTTCCTGCTATTTACAGGGAAGAAGGTCCTGAGCTTGTTAAGTTGGCTGAAGAATATTATAGATTTATGGAGTCTCAGCCAAACCAAAGTGTGTATAACGCTCGAAGAATGTTTGAGTATCGTGATATTGGTACAACTCTTTCGAGTATGATTATATTTTACCAAAAGAAGTATTTAGCAGATCTTCCTCTTTTAGATGAGTCTACTATTCGATTTATCGTAAAAAATATTCTAGCACTTTATAGAAGAAAAGGAACAGAGGCTGGTATTATTTTATTCTTTAGAATGTTTTATCAGGAAGATGTTGAAGTAATTTATCCTGCTCAATACATGCTTAAGCCTTCTGACTCAGATTGGAAGACTGGAGAATTCTTACAGCTATTTCCAAATGATGGAAATTTTTATTCTTCTAGTGGCACTTTGTATACTTATTTAGATCTAATTAGCCAAAGCATAATTGGATCTATTTCTAAAGCTACAGCTATTGTTGATAGAATAAACTTTATTTCTATTAATGGAACCTCGACTCCAGTTCTTTATCTTACTAAGACTAAAGGTCGTTTTATCAAGTTTGATAATATTGTCTCTAGATTTTCAGGGGAAGATGTTTCTTTTGGAGTTCTTAATGGATCGGCTTCTTCTTTAGAAATAGACTTAAATTATGCTGGAACTTCAGGAAATAATATTGGCGACATATTTAATATAGAAAGTGCTACAGGCATTGGTGGTAAAGCCATCGTAACCGATATTCAAGATGAATTTACCGGTACGGTAAATTATACTATAGTAGATGGCGGGTATGGATATACTAGAGATAATACAAAGTTACTAGTTTCAAATCAATCTTTAATCTTAAAAAACGAAGATTTATCTTTTACTGTATTAGAAACTTTAAGAGATTCTGCTAATAACGAAGGTGTTGTAATAGGTCAGAACGAAACTTCTGTCGGTTTAAGAATGAGACCTGGAGAAGAATTTGACATTACTCGTCCTATATCAACAGTAGATAGAAGCCCAAATGTAGTAATTCCGGTTTATAATAGAACAGACGGTACAGGCAAGATTTTTTCTATAACTATTAAAAATGAAAGCTCTCCAGGAGATTTGTATCCAGAGCAATCTCCAGGTGATGCTAATACAGACGTTATTGTTAATCAACTAGGTGAAGAAGAAACAGTATCTCTTATTACTGATGTTATTCAAGGCTATGTTAATGTTAATATCAATGCCTCAAATTATAATGATCCTCCGGCAACTCAACCAATGTCCGGTAACACAAACCCAGTTACTCTTAGCACTCCATTAAACCAAGCTTTTGATTTAACACCTTTTGATATTGGTAGAATTATTTCGTTTAAAAACGTGAACCCAGGAAGTAATTATGTTAACGACGTTTTTGCTATAGCTAGAGATGAAGTTATTGAAGCGTTCGAAAGATTTGAGCAAAATGTTTTATTAGAAAACTTTAGCGCAACCTTTTCAGTTGGGGATGAAGTTGTTCAGTCGGCAACTGGAGTAAGCGGTTTAATAACTGCCATTGATAATGTAGATTCTTTTCTTAGAATAAGACCTTATAGTTACTATGGTTTCAAGAGTGGTTTTCCTATAACTTTTAAAGGTGTTAATTATGATGTTATAGCAGTCGAAAGAGATTACAGTAGTGCAAAATACGGAGCTAACGCTGTTATAAATGCTAGAACTCTATTTTCTACTGGTAGAATTTCTGAAGCTAAAATATTAAACTCGGGCTTGGGTTATATAGATGGCCAAGAAGTATTTTTAGTAGATGAAGACGGTGTTCGTCATGCTCGCGCGATTATTAGAGCAGAATCTCAAGGCATCACAGAAGGTTTCTGGGGAAAACTTAATTCTCATATCAACGGGTTTAGGATTAAACCAGAGAAAAAAGTAAATAAAAACATACTTCCTACTACAGCTTTCGCGGAAGAAGTCTTAAATGTTGTCGTTGGTGTTCCAACCACTCCTCCAGACTTCGAGACATGGCTTTTAACCACAGCATCTGATGGATATGCTTATGGAGACATGGATAAATCAGGAGCCGTAGGATCTTCTGACTCGCTTCTTTTTGTAAAGTTGGCAGAAGGGGTTGTTAGTGGATCTATAAAAGCTCGATGGGATAATATAGTAGCCCCTAGTTTAAGATCTCAAAGCTGGTTTGAATTTAACCCGGAGCTTTACACTTATGTTGATGTATTAGAATATTTTGATAGTAAAACAAAGATTCAAGACAGCGATTATTACCAGGAATATTCTTATGAAATTAGATCTACTATCGACAAAAATCTTTATGATGAACCAGTAAAGAGTAATATGCACTTGTCTGGAACTAAAATGTTCGGAGAGTTTATATACAAGCAAAAAGCAAGTATTAATATAACTGCTAGCATGTTTACTATTACTAAAGATGACTATGTAATTGGTGGTGATCCAATCGTCGGTCCAAATCAACCCGGAGATCCTTTAGTAATAACATCAGACTCTACAGCATATTCTGTTGACGCTGATACTTTCACGGCTGATTTAGTTTAAATAAATAAATTAAAAATATATTCGAGGAGCTAACATGGCTAAACAAACAATCGGCGTAGGAGCGGCGGCTAACGACGGAACCGGCGACGCAATTAGAAACGCCATGATCAAAATTAATGCTAATTTTACTGAACTCTATGATGGTCAGTTTTCTGGGGCATATGCTGATTTAACCGGTAAGCCGACAATTCCAACTGATCTTACAGATCTTGGAATTACTGATGGTTCTAACAATCAAGTTCTTACTACTGATGGCAATGGAAACTTTACTTTCAGAAACCCAGCGAGCGCCGGCGGTGGCATAGCTCTTACTGATTTAAGTGTAGTAGTTGCAGCTGCAGGTTCTGCAAACCTGACTTATAATAATGGCACCGGCGTATTTACTTACACACCTCCAAACCTTTCAAGTTATGCTCTAACTAGTGCCATTCCTACAGATCTTACAGATCTTGGTATTGCTGATGGATCTTCTGGACAAGTTCTTACGACAAACGGAGCCGGTACTTTTACTTTCACTACAGTAAGCGGCGGGGGTGGTTCTGGATTACAAACAAGAACTACTGTAACAGGCACTACTGCTTCTTTAGCAAATGATGCAACTGGAAATCTTGATATTACTGGATTTAAATCATATGCTCTTATGGCCATACAAACAGACAGAGCAGCTTGGGTAAGAATTTATGCAAACGGAGCTAGTAGAACTGCGGATGGTTCAAGAGTTCAAACATCAGATCCAGCGCCAGATGCTGGCGTAATTGCAGAAGTAATTACTGCTGGGGCTGAAACAGTCCTTATCTCACCAGGAGTGTTTGGATTTAATTTTGAAGGTACACCAACTACAACAATTCCATGCGCCGTAACAAACCTTTCGGGATCCGCATCAACAGTGGCAGTAACGCTTTCAGTACTCCAGTTGGAGGCTTAATAAATGCTTAGAGAGTGGATTGTAACTCTACATAAACACGAAGATCTTGAAAGTTTCTATGAAGACATGGAGACTCCAGGAGGTGATTTGTTTATTCCAAACAGAGCTGTTGAGGTAGCTAATAGAAGAACAATAAGCAGAAATACTCATTATATGTTAACAGATGATGAAGTTGAGATGCTAAGAAATGATGATCGTGTTTGGGATATTGCTTTGGCAGAACTCGTGGATATAGCTTTACGTCCTCATTATAAAATTACTAATGCTACTTTCTCAAAAGATTGGTTTACTGATGTAAATGATATTAACTGGGGCTTACTCAGACAATCAGAAAGTTCTAATAGAGCTAACTGGGGTGATAACGGAACTTCAAATATAGTTTCAGATTTAACAGTAACAGCATCTGGTAAACATGTTGATGTTGTTATTTTTGACGGGCATATAGATCCAGCTCATCCAGAATTTGCAGTAAATCCCGATGGATCAGGGGGCTCACGAGTAATACAATATAATTGGTTTCAAAACAATATAGGAAATGGTACAGGCACTTATGTTTATACACCGTACGTAGATGGTGGTAATGCAGATAGAACAGATGATAATAACCACGGTTGCCACGTTGCCGGAACAGTTGCTGGAAATACTCAAGGTTGGGCAAGAGATGCTAACATTTACAATATAAGCATTTACGGAACAAACCCTAATTTTGGTACCCTTGGTTTAAGCTCTTCTACATATTGGGATTATGTTCGTGCATGGCACAATTCAAAACCAATTAATCCGGTTACTGGACGAAGAAATCCAACTATAACAAATCACAGCTATGGAAGTTCTATTGAATTTGGAACTGGTGATTTTGG